TCGGGATACCGGGTGTGGCGCTTCTCTTTTCCTGAAAGGACCTAAACAAGGGCTCTTCCTTCCATCGGCGGCGGTCGTCAGTTCGGCGACGGCAACATCAACGAACCCATCCTCGGCACGCAGGCTGCTCCTCCCGCTACGAAGGCTGCTGCGGCAACCCTCACGGCGGCTGAACTGGCCGGCGGCATCGTCACAACCACGCCTACCGGCGCGATTGACCTGACGCTGCCGACCGCAGCTCTCACTGAGGCGCAGTTCAACAACGCCAAGGTCGATAGCTCGTTCGACTTCTATGTCATCAACCTCACCGCCGCCACGCACGCGGCGACGCTGGCTGTTGGCACGGGCTGGACGCTCGTTGGCGCGGGGGCCGTCTCGGCTGCCACGTCGGCGCACTTCCGCGCCCGCAAGACGGGCGACAACGCCTACACCTGCTATCGCATCAGCTAATCTGATGGGCGGCTTTCGGGCCGCCCAGCTTTAACAGGAGGCGTATATGCCCAACACAAAACCCGTAGGCGTCGCCTACTCCGACCCCGAGCTTGTCTCGGGCACGACCATCACGGGCGCGGTTATTTCCGGCGGCCCGGTGTCCGGCACGACCGTCACGGCGACGGGCGACCTCTACGTAGCCTCGGCTACTGTGGCGGCTACCGGCAGCACGCAGGCTAACGCAGCGCAGTTGGCGGGCGGCTTCACGCTTGTCTCAGCAGCGGACGGTACAAAGGGCGTCAAACTCCCCGAGGCTGCGGCTGGCCGTGTGGTCATCCTGAAGAATGGCGCGGCCGCTATTCTGAAGGTATGGCCGTCATCCGGTGACGCCATCAACGCCATCACCGCTGACAGCAACTACGTCCTTGCGTCCAACACGTCGTCCATCTTGGTCGCGTATGACAGCACGACGTGGTATTCTGTGCCGCTTCTGGCTTCGTAATCCGGGCGGCCTACGGGCCGCCCCTCCTCTATTCGGTGACGCATGATCTATCTCAGGCACCCTGACCACGGCACCAAAGTCGCTACTATGGAAATGGAAGCGATTTATGATGAAGGGAATGGCTGGGTCCGCTATAATCCGGGCGAGCCGTGCGTTGAGCCGGCTGAACCGACGAACGTCATGCAGCGCCGCAAGCGGCCAGCGCGTACACAGGTGACCGATGACGACAGCGGGCGAACAGATTAACGGAGCCCTGCGGCTTCTGGGCGTGTTGGCGGAAGGCGAGACGCCGTCCGCTGAAACGTCTCAGGACGCCCTGTCTGCAATGAACCAGATGATCGACTCGTGGAATACCGAGCGGCTAGCGGTCTATTCGACTATTGACCAAGTGTTGACGTGGCCCGCAACGCAGCGATTGCGCACGCTGGGGCCAACCGGCGACCTTGTCGGCGTACGCCCGATCCTTGTCGAAGACAGCACGTACTTCCGCGACGCTTCGACTGGCATCTCGTACGGCATCAAGCTCATCAACCAGCAGCAGTACAACGGCATCGCGGTCAAGACCGTCACCAGCACCTACCCGCAGGTCATGTTTGTCAACATGACCTACCCGGACATCGAAATGTACGTCTACCCGGTCCCGTTCAAGGACTTGGAATTTCACTTCATCTCGGTCCAGCCGCTGACCGAGCCCGCCAATCTGGCGACGACGCTGGCGTTCCCGCCGGGCTACCTGCGCGCGTTTCGCTACAACTTGGCGTGCGAAATGGCGCCAGAGTTTGGCGTCAACCCGTCGCCGCAGGTCCAGCGCATCGCGATGACGTCCAAGCGCAACATCAAGCGCATCAACAACCCCGACGACATCATGGCGATCCCGTACTCGATCACCGGCACGCGTCAGCGGTTTAATATTTTCGCGGGCAATTTCTGATGACCAACTCCATCAAGATTTCACAGCTCCCCGCCGCCACGACCCCGCTGACGGGCACGGAGGAGGTCGCACTGGTGCAGGGCGGCGTGACCAAGCAGGCGACCGTCACGGACGTCACGACGGTCGCCGCCACCGGCTCCACGACCGCGCGCACGCTGGCAAACCGTTTTACAGATTTTGTAAGCGTGAAAGACTTTGGTGCTGTTGGGGATAACTCAACGGTTGATACAGTCGCCATCCAGACCGCTGTCGCTCAAGTTTCAAGCGTAAACAATAAAAAGCTCTGGGTTCCAGGGGGTAAATATGTTATTGACTCAGTTATTACGGTAACAAAACCAATTACAATTGTTGGGGATGGTCAAAGGTCAACTATTTTCCGTCAAACAAATGGCGCGGCTAACGGCTTTATTTTTGACTTTACGGCGGATCAATTGCCCAGCGGCGGCGGGATGGCTGACCTGACAATTGAAGCTGGCGCTGGTTGGGAAACGTCAGGCTTCACTGGTTCCGGCTCCACTGGTACGGGGTTGACAGTCAAGTATGGCGGGGACGGTTTTTTACTGAGTAGAGTTCACGTAAACGGGTTTGACACTGGAATTGTTCAAAACGGCTGCTGGCACACAAGGAGCTTTAGCTGCCGCGTAATATTTTTCCGTTTTCTTGGTTGGGGTGTCGGCGTTGATCCTTCTATCGCTGCGTCGGGCGGAAACTCGCTGCTTTGCGTCAAAATATCAAACCTTGGTTACACTGGCACGAAAACAGACAGTGATGGCCTTCGTATTGAAAAGTCTGGCGGGGAATATTGGGACACGATTGACATAACAGATGCCGCAACAGGCGTGCGCATTAATCCAAGCGTAGGCAATTTTGTGCTTTATTTAACTGTCAGAGCTATTTTGGCTGACACAAGTTTATTTAATAACTGGTACATAGACGGCAGCATTGGGATTGTCGCCGCAAGCACGTTCTCTGACTGTTGGGGGGCGTATTCAGGCGGCGATTCTGGGCCGGGCGGGACCGCACCAATTGGGCGCGGCGGCGCGGGGCTGGCGCTTATCGGCCCACTTGCCGCTGAAATTGATTTTTCAAATTTTCGCGCGCGAGAAAATGCCTACCAAGGTATTTTGCTCACCGGAACACCGAAAAACATCAAGTTTATAGGCGGGTTTGCAACGAGTAACTCTCAACTCGAAGGCGGCGACAACACATACGCAGGCGTCGAAATTCAGAGCGGCGAAAATATCCAGTTTGAATGTTTTCGGTCCGGTAATTTCACCAGTGTGCGACCGAACGATCAAGCCGAAGGGTTTAGTGTTGCTAGCGGCGTAACTGGCCAAATCTCCAATTGCAACGTAAACGACTCAGGAGCTGGAAAGCTAGGTATTTCAAACTTAGCTAGTGGCGCGAACTTAACGGGCAATCTCCCGCGCGGAACAGTCTCTAACAATACTGGCGAAGCCATTTCTGTGCCTGTAAACTCTATCTCTAACGTAACGGCGGGATCGACAGTCTATTTGACGCCTAACGGGCAAATGACTTTTGCGCAGCAAAACTCTTTCATATGTAATAAGCCGGGGGTTGTAGTCGGTTTTAATTACTTCACAACCGTAGCCCCCGGTGCTGGCCAGTCGTTTGTCTACACTGTATTTAAGAACGGCGTTGCGACGGCTATGACAGCAACCAGTTCCGGCGCTGCGTCTTTCTCTGCGTCTACGTCGGCTAACCCTTTTACTGTCGCACAAAACGACCAGATCGACGTTCAGCTTGTTACGTCAGCAGGGGCCGCCTCTAGCATACATAGGGGGTACTTTGCTATATCCCCGTAAAACCTGTTTGGGTGCGTTGGCCCGCGCCCTGACTGATGCAGGCTACATGACCGTCGCGGACTACCTGCGGCTGTATGAAGAGAACGGGTGGACATGAAAAGCCCAATTCTAGGTTCTTTCAGCGCCGTCCGCAGCCCCAACGCTGCGGACAACCAGCTCATCAACCTGTTCCCGGAAATGATCCCGGAAGCGGGCAAGGAGCCCGCGTTCCTTCAGCGGGCTCCCGGCCTGCGCTTTCTGGCCTACGTCGGTAACGGCCCCGTGCGCGGGCTGTGGACGTTCGGCGCATACGGCTACGCCGTCTCGGGCGACAAGCTCTACCAGATCGACAACATGTGGGTCGTCACCGAGAAAGGCACGGTTGCGGGGTCCGGCCCCGTGTCGATGGTGGACAACGGCACGCAGCTCTTCATCGCTGCGGGCGCCACCGGCTACATTTACAACGCCAGCACCGACGTGTTCGCGCAGATCACGGACCCGGACTTCCCCGGCGCGTCCACGGTCGGTTTCATCGACGGCTATTTTGTCTTTACCGAGCCCAACAGCCAAAAGTTCTGGGTGACCGAGCTGCTCGACGGCACGTCCGTCGATCCGCTGGACTTTGCCAGCGCGGAGGGCTCGCCCGACGACCTTGTATCGCTGATCGTCGACCACCGCGAGGTCTGGCTGTTCGGCCAGACGTCCGTCGAGGTCTGGTACAACGCCGGGCTGCCCGACTTCCCGCTGTCGCGCATCCAAGGCGCGTTTAACGAGATCGGCTGCGCGGCGCGCGCCTCGGTCGCCAAGCTGGACAACGGCGTGTTCTGGCTGGGCGCAGACGCCCGCGGTCGCGGTATCGTCTACCGCTCGCAAGGCTACAACGGCCAGCGCATCTCCACGCACGCGGTCGAGTGGCAAATTCAACAGTACGCCGACATCTCGGACGCCACCGCCTACACCTACCAGCAGGACGGCCACTCGTTCTATGTCCTTAACTTCCCGTCCGCCGACATCACATGGGTCTACGACGTGGCGACGCTGTCGTGGCACCAGCGCGCCGGCTGGCTGAACAACCGCTTCACCCGCCACCGGGGCGACTGCCAGATGGCCTACAACGCCGAGATCGTCGTGGGCGACTATCTCGCCGGGGCGATCTACGCCTACGATCCGACCGTCTACACGGAGGCGGGCACCGTCCAGAAGTGGCTGCGGTCGTGGCGGGCGCTGCCCACCGGAACCAACAACCTGTCGCGCACGACGCACCACGCCCTGCAACTCGACTGCGAGAGCGGCGTCGGTCTGAACGGGTACGCTGCGTCTGACATCATATCTATCACCACCGAAGATAGTGTGTCGTTGGAGACAGAGAATGGGTTTCTGCTTGACGTTGGCACAACCCCCACGCAGGGGGCCGACCCGCAGGTCATGCTGCGCTGGTCCGACGACGGCGGTCATACATGGTCGAACGAGCACTGGAAGTCGATGGGGCGCATCGGTGAGACGGGCGCCCGCGTGATCTGGCGGCGGCTCGGCATGACGATGAAGTTGCGCGACCGCGTCTACGAAGTCTCGGGGACTGACCCGGTCAAGATCGCCATCATGGGTGCGGAGCTGATTATGGACCGTACCAATGCCTGAGAACATCACGCAAATCCCGGCAGCGCGCGTCACCATCGCAGAGGAGCCGACGCCGTACCCGTCGCGTCCGTGGTATCGGTACTTCTACAACCTCTTCGCCATCCTAGGCAGCGGATCGCTGCGCAACGGCGCGTTTCACAGCGAGCAGACGCAAACGGCGGCGGCCATCAACACCGGCTACGCCATGACGTTCAACAAGACGGACCTGACCCAAGGCGTCTACATCGGCACGCCCAACTCCCGCGTCTACGTGGACCGCCCCGGCGCGTACAACTTCCAGTTCTCGGCGCAGTTTCACAGCACCAACGCTTCATCAAAGGACATCTACGTTTGGGCCGACATCAACGGCACGGCGGTCCCGCAGTCGGCTACCAAGCTCACGATGAAGGGTTCTGGCGAATCATATTTGGCGGCGTGGAACTTCGTCCTGCGCATGAACACGGGCGACTATTTTCGGCTCATGTGGGCGACTACTAACACGAACGTCTCAATTCTGGCGGAAGCCGCCACGGCCTTTTCCCCGGCCATCCCTTCTGTTATCCTGACTGCCGCAGCAAACATAGGTGAATAATGGCCGTTCTCACACCCTCACCTAAGATGCAGTTCGAAAGTGCGGCCGGCGTGCCGCTGTCGGGCGGCAAGGTGTACACCTACGCGGCGGGCACGACCACGCCGCAGGCGACCTACACGGACTACACGGGCGCCACGCCCAACGCCAACCCGATCATCCTCAACTCGCGCGGCGAGGCGGCGATCTGGCTCGGCTCGGCGTCATACAAGTTCAAGCTGACCGACGCCAACGACGTCGAAATCTGGACCGTCGATTACATCTCGGCCCCCACGTCCGGCGTCTCGCCGATTCTGTCCGGCAACGTCGTCATTGACAGCGACACGCCCGGCCCGGCGCTCAAGATCACCCAGACCGGCACGGGCGCGGTCTTGCGCGTGCAGGACAGCGCCGACCCCGACGTCACACCGTTCATCATCGACAACGCTGGCAACGTGGGTATCGGCACCGCCACGCCATCAACGCAACTGGAGACGACCGGAGCGGCCAAGTTCGCGTCCGCCACCATAACGACGCCGCTAGGCATCGCCAGCGGTGGCACCAATGCTGCGACCGCCGCAACCGCGCGCACCAACTTGGGCGTCGCCATCGGCGCGGACGTGATCGGCTGGGTTGCGCCCGGCACAAGCGGCAACGTGCTGCTGTCGGACGGCACGAACTGGACATCGTCGCCGCGCAGTGTGCCCGCTATCGTCGCGGGCGACAGCGGCAAGACGCTCATCAACAACGGGACCGTCTCGTCGTGGGGCTCCGGCGTTGTTGCGGGTACAGCTCAGACGCCGACGACGACAAACGCTGATTTCACGGGTATCCCTTCTTGGGTGCGGCGCGTTACCGTGGCGTTCTCAGCCCTTTCTACGAACGCTTCTACGGCGGTTACGTTGCGCCTCGGGACGGGCGGCGTCTTTGCGACTTCCGGCTACCTTTGCGACATATGGAATGGCGTCGCAGGTAACACTTCAACAACTGACTTTCTGCTGGATATTTCCGGTCAAACGGCTGCAACTGCGCGCAACGGGTCTGTCACGCTGCATAACGTCTCAGGCAATACTTGGGTAGCGGTAGGATTCGCTTCTCGGCCGACTCAAGTCATCAACAGTTTGACAGGAACTGTCACTCTTGGAGGTGTGCTTGATAGCGTTCGGTTGCTTTCGGGCGGCGGCAATTTGTTTGACGGCGGCACCGTCAACGTCTTCTGGGAGTAGCAGGTGACGCTTGCCGATCAGGTCGAAGCCGCCTTTCTGGAGCAGCCGCAGGCTGACTGCCCGGTCACGCACCGCTTTGGGCCGGGCATCTACATCCGCGAAGTGCTGCTGCCGCGCGGCGCGTACGTCGTCGGGCACGCCCACAAGACGGTGCATCTCAACATCATGCTGACCGGACGGCTGGGGCTGTTCGACGACGAGGGCAACGAGACGATCCTGTCCGCGCCGCAGACGTTCGTCGCGGGCATGGGCCGCAAGGTCGCCTACATCTACGAGGACGTCATCTGGCAGAATGTCCACGCGACCACCGAGACGGACGTGGAGACGCTGGAGGACACCTACCTCGACAAGAGCGCCATCTGGCTCGACCACGCCCGCCGTGCGTCGCTGGTGACCGAGAACTATTCTGAGGACAACGAGGACTTCGATGCGGCTCTGGCCGACCTGCGCCTCGACCCGCTGGCCGTGCGCCTGGCTGCCGAACGGTCGGACGACGTGGCGCCATTCCCGCCGGGCGACTACAAGGTCATGCCCGGCCCCTCCAAGATCAACGGCAAGGGCCTATTCGCCACGGGCGTCATCGACGTCAACGAGCTGATCGCTCCGGCCCGCCTCGACGGGCAGCGCACGCCCGCCGGGCGCTACATCAACCACAGCCGGACGCCCAACGCTGACGCGGCGATGACCGAGACGGGCGACATCTATCTGTTCGCTCTGCGGCCAATCGCCGGGTGCCGTGGCGGGCAGCTTGGCGAAGAGATCACAATAGACTATCGTCGGTTTCTGAACCTGACGTGCAGGAGTAATTAACATGGCGGGTATTGCAGCGGCAGCAGCCATCGGTGCGGGCGGGTCCATTCTCGGCGGCCTGCTCGGCGGCAGTTCGGCCAAGAAAGCCGCCAAGATACAGGCGGCTGCGGCCCGCGAAGGTATTGCAGCGCAGAAGGAGATGTTCGAGCGCCAAGTCGCACTGCAAGAGCCGTTCCGCCAAGCGGGCCTCACGTCGCAGAACCAGCTCATGACGCTGCTCGGCCTGAAGGGTGGCGACGAGGCGTCGGGCGAGTACGGCTCGGCGTCCAAGGCGTTCGGCATGGATCAGTTCAACGCCGACCCCGGTTACGCCTTTCGCTTGTCGGAGGGCATGAAGGCGTTGGAGCGGTCGGCTGCGGCGCGCGGCGGCCTGCTGTCGGGCCAGACCCTGAAGGGCATCAACCGCTACGGGCAGGACATGGGCTCGCAAGAGTACCAGAACGCGTTCAACCGCTATCAGGCGGAGCGCAACGCGCGCTTGAACCCGCTCCAGAGCCTCATGGGCGCCGGCCAGACGGCCACGAACCAGCTCAGTGGGGCGGCGGGGCAGCTCGGGACGGGGCTGGCGCAGGGCTACGGCAACATGGGCCAAGCGCAGGCGTCGGGCTACGTTGGCATGGGGCAGGCGGCGATGGGCGCAACGCAGGGCATCAGCAACGCAATGCAGAACTATTACGGCAACCAGTTCATGTCACAGCAGATGGAAATGAACCGGCAGGCGCTGCAAAACCGACCGTCTCAGTATGGTAGCCCCGGTCCGGCTGTCAACATGAGCCCGACGAACATCATTTATTAAAGGGCAAAATCATGGCTGATTTTGGATTAGCGGCACAGATCGGACGCGGCAACGCCATGCCGGGCGCGCAGCAGCAAGACCCGCAGAACCGCATGATGCAGATGATGCAGCTCCAGCAGCTCCAGCAGAATATGATGCTGGCGCGCGAGCAAAATGCGCGGGAGGCAGCGTTGGCTCCGCTCCGGGAGGGGCAACTTAGAGCGTCAACCCAAGCGGATGAGGCGTTGACGCCCGGACGCCAAGCTCAGTCAAAAGTATATCAACTGGCTTTAGGCGACAAGGAAACCGAGCAGCGCACCTACAAGGGCTTTCTCGATGTCATGGATCGTATGGCGAAAGGTACGTTTAACCCGGCGGACCCCGCAGCTTTCCGCGATCTAGACCCGGCTGTTCGGCTGAACGTGCAGAAGCAGCTTGCCGAGTCGAGCGTGACAGCCGCCGCAGCTAAAAAAGCCGGAATTGAACTGGGCGGCGTCGAACGCGCCGTCACTTACGATATGTTGGGCCGCGCGGGCGTCGGAATTACGGGACCGCGTGAATTTCAAAGTTTCCGCGATAAAATAGTAAAAGTTACCCCCGAAGCGGATGAGTTTCTCCCCCGGTATTTCAATCCCAAAACCGCGCAAGATTTAGTTGCTTTTGTCGGCTCTCAAGTTGCGAATATCGAGAAGATTGGCGACGTCCCATATCTTCGCATTGGCAGCTCGCCTACCGTACAAGAGCTTACGGTCGTTCCAGCGGGCGCAGCGCCTCCGCAGGCTGGTAGAGACACAGTCTCCCTTCCGGCGGGGGTCCAACCCCCGACGCGGGCGCAGATCGGTCAGTTTACGCCAGCGGAGTATGGCGGCGTACTTGCAACCCCGCAGATGGGGATGGACCCTGCGCGTCTGGCGGCGGGCACGCCCGCCGACGTTGGGGCCATGCAGTCCGGCGTACCCGGCCAGCGCCTGCCCGTGGCGGGCGGGGCCAATTTTCAGTCGTTGGCTTCTGCGGGCGGTCCGATACCCGCGTCGCAAGCCATTGCTGAACAAGCTAAGGCTAAGTCGTCTGCGACCAAGATGGAGGCGCTGCCCAAGGTTCAATCTGCCTACAAGGCAACTGTTGACTCAATCGACAAACAGTTGCGCGCTATCGAAGAAATTGAAAGCAGGCCGATAGGCACTTATTTTGCCACAGGGCCGATTGCAGGGTCTTCCTTTAACCCTGCTCGGGTTCTTCCGGGCGACGTTTTAGGTGTGCAAGGCGCGCAGGCCCAAATAAACAACCTCAAGGCGTCGGGCACACTGACGGCGCTTACAGAGCTACGCCGCAATTCACCCAATGGGTCGGCGCTAGGCAACTCTTCCGATAGAGACGCTGAAATACTTGAGAGAAGCGACTCTGCCTTGTCTCAAGCGCAAAGCACCGAAGACTTTATGAGGGCCGTGCAAAACAAAAAGCGGGACTTGCTGTTAGCCAAGAGCCGACTAGGGGAAGCGTACGCGAGCGATTACGGCGCACCGCCTAAAGTTGAAGGTGGCCCGTTGTCAAAAGAGCTTGTTCGTTCTGGCGACACATCCGTTCTCTTGCCAAACGGCAAGACCTTAAATTTCCCGTCTAAAGATGCCGTAGACGCGTACATGAAAAAGGCGGGTATGTGATGGATTACGAAGCCCTTGCCAAAGAATTTGGTGGCGTCGTTTCGTCAAAGGGCGGCGTTGATTACGAAGCTCTGGCTAAAGAGTTTGGCGGCCAAGAATCTATACCTTTGTCTCAGGTGCCGGGCCGCGCGCTCGCCAGCGCGCCCGGCGACGCTGCCAAGTTTGCGGGTGAACTCGCGCAGTTCGGCTTGGCGCTTGGCACCAAGCCAGTGTCCACTGTCGGGGCGGTTGTCAAAGGCGTAGGCGACACTCTGGCGGGCGGTCTGCGGGCGGGCGCGCAGAAAGTGCTGCCCGAACAAGCATTTAAGTTTCTCGACCAGTTTGATAACCCCGAAACAACGAAACGTATCAGCGATACGGCAAACGCTGTGGGCGGGTATGTCGCTGATCGTTACGGTAGTTTTGAAGCCATCAAGCGTTCGATAGCTGACACTCCGGTTCAAACCGCAAGCGATCTCGCCACGCTGCTGACCGGCGGTCAGTGGGCGACCATGCGCATGGCGCCCACAGTCTCGAACGCTATGGGGCGCGTAGCGACGCAAGTGGACCCCACCATGATCGCGCTGCGCACTGGCGTCGGTAGCGTCAACGCGTTGCGCTCGGCGGTTGAAAACACGCCAAATCCGCTGAGCATGGTTAACGCCGCAGTCAGACCGTACGTAGACCCCGGCGCTGTAGCCGTAAACCAGTTTGTTCGCGCAGCCGAAGACCCCGGCGCTACGGCAGCGGCCCTGCGCGCGACCCAGAATGCTTTCGTGACGCCCGGAGCGCCGGCAATGTCGGTCAGCGAGCGCCTTATTGAAGGCGGCGTGCCGAGCTTGGGCATCGCTTCGCTAGAGCAGGGACTTGCGGCATCGTCGCCAAGCGTAAACCTTCAGATGCGCGGGCGAGAGTTGCAGCAACAGTCGGCCATCCAGCAACAGTTGGCGCGCGTCGAGCAGCAAATCCAGACGCAGGCGGCGTCGATGGCGCCCGCCGATCTGTCGAAGCTCCGTAAAGTGCGCGACGACTTGTTGCGCAATCTGGCCGACGAGCAGGCCACGCTTGCCAACACGGCGCAGGGCGTCGCCCAGCCGCTGCCGACCGTTCGGCAGGCGGACGTGGGCGGCGAAATCCAGACGCGCGGTAGGGAGATGGCCAAGACATTTAAGGATGAAATCGTTGAGCCGGCGTTTGCCGCAGCGTTTAGAGCTGACGCGCCGACGCCCAGCATTGATATAACAAGCCCGTTGAACCGGGCCAAAGAAATAATTGGTGACATTTCAGCTATCGTAGACCCCACCTCTGTGCCGCCTGCGGTACGTAATCTGCTAAAGCTATCACCAGAAGGTGGCGGGCGGCTGGTGTCTTTGGAAGAGTTTCAGTCTGTTCGAGCCGTACTGGGCAACCAAGCTCGCACGATTGCGAGTACAGATAGAGCGCGCGCGGCCGCTCTTAGGTCTGTTATAAACGAGATGGACGAAGCTCTTAAGGCGTCTAAAGTTCCTGAAGAAGGAAAAACACTTTATGCGGAAGCCCAACGGCTCGTCCGCGAAGAACAGATACCCATGTACCGCACTGGCGAAACGGGAAAAATGTTAACGTCCGGTTCGTATAACCAGCCCCGCACGCTGCCTAGCCAGCAAGTTGAGGCGTTTCTCAAGAGCGAGGATGCGGCAAGAGATTTTGTGCGTGCGTTTGAAAATGACCCTCGCGCGTTGCAGTCGATGCAGCAGGGCATCCTTGACTTGTACCGTCAGGACATCGTCAACCCGACGACGAAGGCCGTGGACGCTAAGAGAGCCGCCAAGTTTGAGGCCGACAAAGCCCGTCAGATCGACACGCTAGAGGCCGCCGGGCTGAACGTGCGCGAGACAATGGACATGGTGCGCCGTGATGCGGCTGCCGTGCAGCGCGCGACGGAAGCGCTGACGAAA